GTAACCAGGCAAGATCAGAAGTTGCTGTTGCAAAAGAAACTGCAACTAATGCTGATCTAATTTCTCAAGTAATTTCAAAAAATAACTAGGTATGTAAGGTCATGGAGGCTGCTTAATCGCAGTCTCTGTGGCTCTGTGTGAGATTTTTTTTTAAGTTTTTTTAGGTTTTAGCAATTCTGCTTGTAAATGTTCTTTAAAGATACTGTTTTCTTTTTTTAATTCTTCAATCTTTTTATTCAGTTTAGCAATCTCTTTGTGCAGCTCTCCATTCATATATTTGTGCTGCTTTTCTATATTAGCCATTTCTTTATTTTCTTTTTCAAGATGTTCTATCTTTTGATTTAATGCAGCAATTATATTTTGGTGCTCTTTGTCCAGGATAATTTTTTCTTGTATTTTAATTTTCGTCATTCTTTTTTGCGGTTTGTCTATCAGCATCATCTAACACTTCATCCATCACCAAATCATACAATCCATTTGGATTTTCAATAAATGCTATTTCAGCTTTAGTTTCTTTTATAATTTCTTTGCAATGATCTTTTGCTTGTTCAAGCACAACAGTTAAGTTTGGAAAATTAGAAGGATATACTCCATAAATATATAAGTCATTAATAGCTGCTGCTACTCTACTCAATCCTTGGTATCTTCTTTTAAGTCTTTGAACTTTACTGTCATAATCTAAATCTATTGGAACATCAGTCATTCTTCCTCCACTTTGTATTTTGTATTTTTACTTCCATTTCTTTAACCTCCTGGGAGATAGGCTCTTGTCCTTCAGTTGCTTTTTCTTCAGATTCAAAAGTTTCCTCAAGAACAAAAGCTGCTTCTCCAGTTGTTGTTTTAATTATTTTGGACATTCGGTATTTCCAAATTGTGAGGTTTAGTTACACTTTCAACAACATTGCCTTTGTTCCTGGTGCTTTGAACTTTAGGCATATTATCTGACAAACCTATTGCTATGAGTTCTCTACTCTCTAAATCTTTAGGAGTATGCCATAAGCTAATCATATATTTACAATCAGCATCTGGATAATCTTGCTTTTCAATATCAATATGAAACTGATCTGATTTATAAATAGCCATTAGATAACCTCCGCTGTATTGAATGATGGTGCAGCAGTTAAAGTTTCATTCGACTTTGTAGATCTATGTATAAAAGTTGGATCTACTAAATCATCTGTTTTAACTTTATAAAAATCAGCAATTTGTTTTAGTCTGTATGCTGATGGAATTATATCTCCAGCCTCATACTTTTGAATATTCTGATGACTTACACCAATATGATAAGCTAAAGACTTTTGCGGAAATCCAAATTTTAATCTGCAAAATCTCATGTTACCTCCAAGCATTTCACAAAAAGAAATAAACTTTTGATCTCTAATTACCTTCACCATGGACCTCCATAAATTTAGCAATTTGTGTTTTAATTTCTGGCATGTTTAGCTCTGGTGTTCTTTCAGCAGTTGCTGCAAAACAAGCATTAGGCATTTCTTGAAATTTAGTGTGCATGTTCAAAAAATATCCAACTTCTTTGTTGTTGGTCATTTTCTTTTTTAGATACCAAGCTGTATTATCCAGTCTTTGAACTGGTCCAGTTTTTGCATCAAGGAATGTTTCCTTGTCATAGGAAATATAACTTTCTCTTTTTTTCCTCATAATAAATCCTCCATAAATGAGTTGCGGTTTAATTGTGTAGCAAGAACAGAAATAAGTCTTGCTGCTATGTTTGGTGGAAACTCTATTGTTTCGCCATGATTAGTTAATAATAAGATTTCTTCTTGTATGAGAGGAAGCTGATCGTATCTGTCATTTGACATCTTAGTTGCAATTGAATTAATCAGTTGCTCATTTAATTTTCTGTGCTCTTCCAACTGTTGGTTTTTTTTACAGTTTGGAAATTTAAGGATATTTGTTTGTACTTTAATTTCTTGGCTCTGGTTTTTTTCTGTACTCATCCTTTATATATTCCTGGTATTCAGTTTTAAATTTGTCATCCTTTTCAAAAGTAGATCTACCATTTAGTTCTTGGTTTAGTTTCCACTCCAAGTAACTCATCGGTATTAATCTCTTCCGATTTTTCTTTGTGCATGTCATGTGCTTGAACGATGTAAGCTAAAGCATCATCGTAACTATCTTCTTTAAATTTGTGTGTTGCTCTAATCATTTTTGCTTGAGCATAAAGTAATGGAACTTGCCATCCTTGGATTGGTTCTATTAAATGCTTGTCCAAGATTATGGACCATGAGGCAGCAATCTTATTCATATTGTCCTCGAATGATCCATATTGATCTTGTCTGGAACTTTCCAGTTCCTCCAGGCGACTATGAAGATTTTTTCTTGGCATCCTTACCTTTAAAATCCTCATGACCTTTTTGAACATAGAACTCAACAGTCTTTGACATACTTATCGGCAACTCAAATCTCTTTTGAGAAAGCTCTTCAAGCAACTGATAAGTTTTAATATTGATGGCAACACTTTTGAATTTATCTGGATTCATTATGCTTCTAGCTCCGCTGGGTTAAAACTAGTATCTGCAGCAGTAGCACCATCAGCATCTGCAAGTTCAACTCTATAAAAAGTATAAAACTCTGTGCCTTCAGCCATCTTGCCTTTACCACTAGCTTTTTGTTTGTAAGCACCGAAACGATGTTTAACTCCATCAACAACAATAGTTCCTGACATATCGTATGATTGCGGAGATTTTTTATTTGTTGCTATAAAAGCAGCTCCAAGATCTGGTCTTTCTTTTTTAGCTTCTGTATTAAAATCATCTGACATTATATAACTCCTTTAGTTTGCAGATTGGTTTTATGAATTTGGAAATCTTCCATAAAGGTGGTGTAGGCAATTGGATTTTTAACTTTTAACTCACCTAGCATTGCTTTATTTTTAGATAACCATTCTTGGTAAGATCCTTTGTGAGACACAGCCTCTAAATCTTTTAAAGCTTGTTGGATCTTTTTGTCTTGCTGCATGATTGCAGTTGAAACTTCTTCAGCTGATGCAATTCCATCTGAAATAAATCCTAAGAAAGCAAGAGCTCTACCAGTTGCAGATGTTTCGCAATTCTCAAGTGCTGAAGTTTGATTTATTTTACTGGAATTTCTCTTCTCTTCAGAGTGTCCAGTCGATACATGTTGACCATCAATATAAACATCAGATTGCATGACAACAGTTTCTTTATCAATGCTTACTATCTTAGTTACAATATCTAATGCAGTTCCAAGAACTCTTCTTGCTATTGCAACTCTTAATGCAACAGTTGCATAAGATTTTCCATGTATAGAAATTGTTTGTCCATCTAATGATTTCTTAAATTCATTTACAGCCTGGACCAGCTTATCTTTTATATCAGCCATAGTGTTATTCCTCCTATTATTAAAATAAAGAGAGCTGATAAAATTCTTCTCTTTACTTGTCGTTTGTGTTTATCCAATTGTTTTTGGATATAAAATTCTTCTAACTTCATGATAGCTTCCATAATAATTTTGCTTCTTTTAATAATTCATCTGGCATTCCATTCCATGCAAATGGATGATCCAGGTTCATATCCATCATAGCTGCAGCTTCTTCAATAATTTCTTCTCTAGTTAAATGTTCATGCAAAGCTAAAATCTTTTCTCTTCTTCTGAAAGTATTAAACATAATTTGTAAATTCTTTTTCATTCCATCAACTGTTAGATGATGGCAGTTTGTGCTATCAAAAATTTTGTAACCATCTTTAGTTGCGTAAAGTAAATATGCTGGAACTTTAAAATCAAAGTGTGCTGCATAAGTTGCTACCTGGACACAATGATTAAAACTAGCGGTAGCTGGTACAGAGGAAACAAGAAAACTCCGATTGCCATCCTTCTTAACTTTACCAAGCCTAGACCATTTGGTCTTTAGTTCAATAATCTTATGTGGAAAGGCATCCGCTTGGGATGTCGGACTACTCTCTTGATGAGGATCACCGAACACATGTTTATTGATACCATAATCAAAATCAATCCTACCAACTGTGGGGAGTAAAGATGAAAGAAAACCACTAGGTGATTGGATTGATATTTGTCTTTCGCAAGTTACAGGACTTGCTACCGCTAGTTCTTTTAAACCAGATAAAGCATGATTAAGCACCTCTGGTATTTCTTCTAAATATTTTTGTTTCTTGTCGCTATCCTTCTCATCAGTAGGAGTATATTCTTTTAACTTTTCTATTTCTTCCTGGAGAGCTGCATCTTTTGTAATTTTATCGTTTGTTGTAGGTGCAACTTTTTTTGTAGTTGGATGTAATTTGTAAATTGTATCTGCATAAATTCTTGCAAGAACTTCACCAACAATTTTGCCAGCTTCCATAGCTGCATTTGATGGAAGTAACTCTCTTCTCATCTTCTGGTCCATCCAAACATATTTGAATAACCAAGCTGCATCTGGAATAGAAAATTGAGTTGGTGAGAAATGATTAATTTTTAATTTTTGTGCGAATAGTGGAAGTGTGTTTTGTAATGCTTCTTGTAAAGGATCAGAAACTGGTAAGTCGTTTTGTGTGGTTGATTTTATTATCATATGAAAGCCTTTTAACTCTCATATTCTTTAACGCAAAATAGTTTTTGCGATTTGGATAAACTTAGTTTTCGCTAATATTCGCTTTGGTCCGATTAGATCCGATTGGCACTACTTCACCTGGTTTGTTCTTTGTATGTTTCAAAAACCATTCAACAAAAGCTGCTCTTGGATATAAAATTTTATTACCTAATCTAAAAAACATTGGAGAAGAATGGTTTATATCTTGTCTCCATTTTTTAAGTGTAGCTTTTGGAATACCAAAATCTTTTTCAATGTCATGGTCTGTACAAGTTTGTTTTT